GCTACACAACCAGGAACACATAACTGAACATACATGGTTTCCTAAAGAAGATCATCGCTTTATCAGGCCTAATATGAAAGACAACAAATACAATAGGAGGGAACAAAAATAATGGTATTATACTGCGAACACTGCACTTATGCTTCGGACCAGCAAACTAAACATGTTGAATGCTGGCGTTGCGAATTAAACGAAAGTATGGACAAGAATAACGAACTCCTGGAAAGGATTGCCGTTCTTCTTGAAAAGTGGCTACAATAGGGGGTAAAACGTGCGTATCAGCGAGTTAGAAAGCTATTTGAAGCCGAAATCTGCGATCTTCTTTAACTTTGTTTCGCTTTTTGACTCGGCCGCTGCTTTGCTAATTACAGGTAATAGCTTAGACGCCGCAGCTTGAATATACCAGGGTTGTGTTTCCAGTTCCTTAGTCATACTATGCATAAGCGACATTTGGCCTCCCTCCTCCGTACTGCCTATTTCCTTAGCGGCGGCGCCCATCGCCCCAGCCCAGAACTTCTTAAGGTTCTCGCGCGCTTGAGGAAGCATAAACTCCTCATAATCTATTAGCATCTGTTCTCTTATCTTACCTGTTATTGGTTCCATAGACAACAGTAACGTTTCGTCTGACTCTTCAGATCGTAACCAGGTTTCAATACGCTTCTGCGTTCTAAGCGGGATATGCCAGGTATAGATGCCCAGGTAAAGGAAAAACGAAAGCAACCAAATAATAGCAAAAGTTAAATCGGTCATATGAATACTGCATTCTCCTTAACAAAGTCCAGTGAAACCTTGAAACCTTTTCGAGCTAAACAAGTATGTACCCAAACAGCACCCCCCACATAATACCACGCTCCTAGATTCTTATGTGCGTTAGCAATACAGTCCTTTAGTGCTTGGCGCACCTTTTCAGTGTTAGTGGGCTCTTCCCCCCAACGAGGAGGCCAGCCATCCTCGGGAATTTCAGGTATTTCTATTTCCTCGGGAACAATTTCTTCAACAATTGTATCTTTTAGTTCTTCTAACTGTTCTGTTATTATATCAGGAACTTCTTCTAACATCTCCATGATCTTAATCATGGTTTGAAGGGCTTCGTCTTGTTTATCGTACATTGCGCCCAATACAACCCCCCTGGGCAAATTTAAATCAATATTAGGCACTACTTCCGAAACTGCAATAAGATTGTTTAATGATTCTATGCGTTTATCTGTTTTAGACATAGCTATCCAGGCAAGCATAACAGCAAGATCGCCACCAAATAGAGCTTTAGTTAACTGAGGCATAACTTCTTTCCAAAAGAACTCTTCTGAAAAGAAGTCTTTACTTTTCTTTACCATTAAACGTACTTAATTGTTTCCAGGATAGCGATTGCTGCAATTAGAAACCTAAAGAGTAATTGTTCCCAGGTATGATCCTCGTATGGCATTAGCGGTATATCCTTCCTGTCATGGTTGCCGTTGCTTTATCATTGGCATCCGTTTCATTAAAATGTATTAGACCTTCAACTTCAGTATATGGTGGTAAAATAATATCTTGTTCAAAAAAATAATTATTGTCTAAAGCTGTTACAATCGGACCCGCTGCAATAGTTCCCCCCCCTACTTTTATTTCTCCAGTTGCTCCAGCCACGCTTGTGCTAAGAACGTTTAAAGCTCCATTAACTTTGAATTTGCCAACAAAGATAAAATTACCAGTAGTAAAACTCAGTACTGTATGACTGCCACCGTCCGCAACATATTCACCTGAATATGCATAAGCAAAATCACCGACTAACTCAAGGCTTTGTGATGCCCCTGTAAAGCTATTACTAAACCCTATAAGGCTTCCGCCACCACCGCCGCCACTTGGTGCTGCCATAGCGATCCTATGGTGCGTAAGTTATTGCTACTGCTACGTCTACTGTTTCCGCTGTTGTACAGCTTACCGAGAAATCAATTTGATTGCCTGGTATGATGTCAAATATTCCACCAGAGTTCTCAATGACAACCGGCATCCCGTTGTTTCCGTCCAAGGGACCGGCCGCCTGGTTAGACCAGGAAGGTCCGCTAAAAATTTGTTGGACACTAACCCCATCCCCAGCAAATTTGAAGACGCTAACGCCATCTGTTGCTGAAGTGTGATCAGGTGAACAGCTTAGTGCTATTCGTACCACTTTGGTCATCCCTTCGGGATTAGTCGTGCTTTGTGCGCTTCCTAGAAGTTGGCTAATCGCGGTGAAAGTACCAGCGGTCAGCGAACTGCCTGCAAGCGTATAGGTTCTTGTTTGTAGTCCTGCCATGTTTTATCTCCTTATACTTTGAAGTAGAATTTACTTCCTCCCAGTTTAACGGATGGGAACCATTTCCTTGCCAAGCCTCCAGCGGTTGCCAATACTATCGCAGTTGATAATACTTTTTTTCCACTATCGGAAGTTGCCAAATCAATTGCATTTTTGCTAAGTGCGCTAAAGCCTTTGTTCAAAGCTCCGCCAGTTAGGTCCTTAATCACTCCAGAGCCTGGACTAAATTTTGTAGTACCTGAATTTAGGTACGATGCTACTGCTAAGCCTGAAGCCATCCCCGTAATTGAGGGATGGGGCATAGCTGGTTTTCTTCGGTATGTTCTTCGGCGTCTTGCCACGGTTTTTCTCCTTGTGCCAGGGGAACGGCGTCTAGTAGCTCGCTTTGGTGAAGTACCACGTCTCCGAGAAACCGAGGACCTGTATGACTTTTCCGAGATCAACTTACCATTACGGAAGTACATTGTTCTTCCGCTGGCGCCTTTTCTCGTATAGAGGCCTTTCCCCTTGGGCATTCTTACCCATTTATGAGTAGCTACTTAAATTTGACGGGTCAAAAGCACCCAGGAAGCACTTTTAAAGCTCTGAGAAACTCAAAACATAGGGAGTTTTAGCTCTAAAAAGCAAAAAAGAAGCACATATATACATATATTATATATGTATAATAAATAAATGTATGTATGTAGTGTTGTTGTAGGTTGTTTTTTTGGTATAAAAACCGTGTAGTTCTTATACTACTTTCTATAATTTTTATTATCGAAAGTAAAAACGACGATCTGGGAAAAGAGTTAGTTAGACAGATTCAACTATTTATTATACATACATATCTTTAAGTAGCAATACTACATGGTTACGTATGGTGAAGAACTCAGAACCCGAGACCAGGGGAAGGAAACCACTTCGAACCCCTGGCGGAGAACGTATCAGGAAAGTCATTTGTAACATGACTATTCCGCAGTATCTATATGACTATTTAGTAGAGAGAAAAATCTCCCGATCTAAACTGTTTACGGAGATGGCTAAAGAACTATACAAGGACAAGGTGAATCCCTGTTGTTTCAAGGAAGGGCGCGAAGAAACGATCCACGGCGTATATTGTATCAATTGTTCGGACGCACCCTATCGGCATACCTGGCTAAGTAAGAAGAACTGCCCTGGTTGCGGAAAACCCTTTACAGTTCAGAACAGAACCAACGAAGCACACTACGGCAAAATCGGATGTTATAGAACGGAGTGTATTGATGCATAAAGGCACCTACTGTTCTAAATGTGGCCTGGAATACAGGCACTGGTTAGTGAAAATAGAAGAAGACGTATGCGAGGAGTGTAATCCTGAAGAATATCGTAAAATTTACACTAAGAATATAGGACATATGAAAAAAAGGCTACACAACCAGGAACACATAACTGAACATACATGGTTTCCTAAAGAAGATCATCGCTTTATCAGGCCTAATATGAAAGACAACAAATACAATAGGAGGGAACAAAAATAATGGTATTATACTGCG